AAGGCGCTGGATTTCTCGGATCGAGACCCCGCTGAGGTGGCTGAGATCATCCAGTCGGCCTTGAAGGTGATTCCGGGGCAGGGCAATGGCAGCCGGGATCACTGGGTGAAAGTGGGGATGGCGATCCACTCGGAGTTGCCGACTGACCTTGGTTTGACGCTTTGGTCCGCTTGGTCGGCGGAAGACCCCGAGTTTTTTCAGGATTGGGCAGACGGCAATCCCTGTGAAGAGGTCTGGAAGAGCTTTCGTAAAGGACCAGTCAGCCTCGGGACGCTGTTCTGGATGGCGGACCAGCAGCTTCCGGGCCGCATGTGGCTTTCGGAGGATTTGCGGAAGGTTGTTTCTGCTGCAGAAAGTGACACTGTTGTTCGTATTCAACAGCCGAAGCTTTCGTTTGAAGAAAGCATGAAACGCACTGCAGCTGCTATGGAACTGGAGGATCCAGGTAAGCGCAATTATGAACTTAACCAGATTGCTATCGAATCTGGTTATAGAGAGCAAGCAAAACTTGAACAAGTTTATGTCGATCACGTAGGCTATAAAGAAAGCCCTGGAGAATTAACTCTGGATACAATTAAGGATTACGCTGTTAAACGTAGTTACTTAATTCCTGATGTTTTGCCTCAGCCGGCTGTAGTGATCGTTTACGGAGCTGGCGGGGATGGTAAGTCAATGGCGTTGTGGACTTTGGCAAAACATGTTGTGGAAGGCACCCCATTTGTAGTGAGAGGCAAACCTGTTCCGGTGCAACAGGGTGGAGTCGTGATTCTTAACGGCGACCAGCCTATTGCTGACTTAGTGGAGCAACTTGAGGAGTGCGATTATCCGCTAGATAACAGAACTCTACTGAGACCAGATTGGTCTCTGCAGTATTACGCGCAGTTTCAAGATCTTATGAAAAAACGTAAACCATCTTTGGTGGTTATTGATTCTCTAATTGGGTGTTCTGGAGGTAAAGCTTTTGACGAAAATAAATCTGATTTCGCCAGTCCCTTGTACTGGCTTACAAGAAATAATGGTGTTCTTTGGCCAGCAACAACGATCATGATTATTCACCACGCGAATAAATCTGGGGGTTTTAGAGGTACTTCCGCTATCAGAGATGCAGTCAGTGAGACATGGAGTCTGACCAAACCCCAGCAAGGTCAAAGTGATCTTGGTCAGGAGTGTCGCTTGATCACAATCGAAAAATCTCGTTGTGGGCGCAGCGGCACCAAGCTCCTGATGAAGCAGGAAGAGGACCTGAGTTACTCGCTGCGGGATTACACCCCTGAGGTGGATCAGGCGGACACCACGCCTGCGAGTCAGACCGACAAGGTGCTCCAGCGCATACGTATGGGCTATCCCCGCTGGTACAGCCGTCAGCAGCTCGTTCAAGACCCCCTGCTGGGGGGTTCTGTGGCTGCGATTCGTAAAGCCCTCGACAGGCTTGTTAAACGGGGCTTGCTGGTGGCAGAAGAGCGCCCCACTGGAAAAGGCGGTAAAGCCCCAATGGTTTACCAAGCTGTTCTCTCACACACGCGCGGAGAGGGTTTAAAAGTGTCCCATTCAGAGCAAAACCCTTGCACTGGAACGGAAGACGAATGGGACACCACAGGCTCAAATGCCGATGTGTCCCATTCAAACGGCTCCGAAGCGGAACGAATGGGACAGATACCCCTTTCGGAAGAGGTGTGTCCCATTCAAAAAACCAGTGATGGCAACGCTTTTGGCCTGAATGAGACAGCCGGAACATATCCCCGCGCGAGCGATGATCGCACCATGGAAGAGCTGAACGAGATGCTGAACAAGGCTGACATCTGGTAGTAAAGGCGTTAAAGTGATGCGGTTGCACACCTTTGTATGCGCCGCATCACTTTTTCGTGTCCTGATGAGACATCGGCACAGCTGGAATGGCTGTGTAAACGCACGCTACGTAAACCTTCCAATCTTCTTTCGCTTCTCGTGCACCACGAGATTGACCGTCACCTAAAAGAAATGACGGAAGAGGAACGGCTCTGCGAGCTTGACCGGATTTACGCCCAGTGCCCTCGTGTTTACCCCGCCTAACTTTTTCCTAGGGCTCATGCGGGTTGCCGCGTGGGTGTTTTGGAGAGATCCCGTGAAGCCGGAACCGCCCCAGCCGAAGCGCCCCAGGAAGCCCACCCTGGGGTACACCGTCGGCGACATTCCCTACGAGCTGCTCGCCGTGGTCCGGGTCTCCTGGTATCGCAAAGGCGTGGCTTACGAGGTGGAGGAGTACCAGATCGAGGAGTCGGACGACGCCCCGAACCAGTTCCACTACATCGTTGGGACGGCGCTGCGCCAAGGCGCTGACGTCTGCGTGCTCACGCAGTACGAGCCAGAAGCCCTAGGTGTGCAACAATAGAGAAGTTCCCGCTCTGCTTCGGCATCGGGCTGATAGAGCCCAAGCCCCTGTGCGTCCTTGAGGCGTTTCACGCTTGGGCCATCAAATTCGAGGGGTGCAGCTCGGTCGGGGCTGCATTAAACGCGACTCGCCCATAAACCTTTGTACGCCCCTCACCCCCAAATCCACTGGTACGACTAGCTTTCGTACCTAACTTAAAAACTTTTATGTAATGACACAACAACACCCCATCACCCCACCGCCGGAGCTGGTGCAGCAGTGGTTTCTTGGCGCCAGGGCGATGCCTGTTGACCAGTGGGTAACTGATGTAGCCACCCAGGCCGCCCAGTGGGGCGCAGACCAAGAGCTGGAGGCGTGCTGCCATTGCTTTGCCCGCGATCTTCGCGAAAGTCTTGCGCTAGAACTCCGCGCCCGCCGCCGCCCCAAGCCGCCAAGCTTGAAGGAGCAGGCGTTGGAGGGGCTCACACGCATTGAATCAACAAACGATTTCTTCAGTAACCAGATGAAAGATCTTGCCACCATCCGCCGTGCACTGGAAGCTCTCGATGACTGACTACAAAGCCACGCCCGAGCAGTGGGCACAGTGCGAAGACTGGGTACGTAGTTCTGTTGTTGGTGCCAGCGATGCCTGCATCCTTGAACTCCGCGCCAGGGTCGAGACGCTGGAAGATGCCGCTAAGAAACACATCGTCGAAACCAGCAGCAACATCTTGGCTTTGGCGAGCAGGGTCGAGTCTCTGGAAGCTGCCGAGCGTGAGACCTCGAAGATCTACCAAATCAGCAAGCCGCTGAAGTTGACACCTGAGCAAATGAAACAAGTCGAAGACCGGTTAGGACTCAATTTAAAATCAACTCCTGATTCAAACCAAATTGTTAATTATCGATTGGTGGAGCGAGTTGAAGATGCTTTGATAGAGAGCATCAAGGACCAAGGCTCTATGGCCCGCGCCGCGATTCGTGAGGTGGCAATGTGGATGCGTGAGAACGAAGTCGGCTATACAGCCGCTAGCTGGCTAGAGCAGGAGGCAAATCAATGACTGACTACAAGTTTGTGCCACTGAACACGATGGAGAATCGCCTTGGCGATGCTTTGGGCTTGGCAATCAGCATGATCCGCAAGCCTGAGACTATCGACAACAAGGCCATGGCTCAGATTGAGACCCCGTTTAAGGAGTGGTGCGATGGTCTCATTGATGGAGGACTGCTCAATGACTAAACTTTCACTCGCCGCAGAAGCAGTTTTGGATGCCTATATGAATAACTGTGGCTGGCTCGATGGTCCGTTTGAAAAAGATTATCGCTGTGCTGCCGCCGTTCTTCGTGCTGCTGCGGATCAGGTGGTGCCAGCGCCACATCTTCCCTATGACTCTTGCTGTGATGTAAACGCATCAGCAATACGCGCCGAACTTTTGGCCATTGCTATTGAACTTGAAGCCCAGTAGTCACCTTCGTTAATAGGGGTAGCCGGTGGTGGGTCCTCACGCGGTGTCCACCTTGTTTCCCGCAGCCGGCTGCTACTGGACCGCCTAGATCCCTCAAAAAAGGTCTAGGGCCAAGAGCGTAGCCACCCCAGCCCACCTCTGCGCATGTGAAGAAAAGCAACAGGCTGCCCTTGCGGTTAGGCGGCTTGTGTGCAACACTAAGGGCAAGCCCGCCAAGGCGAGCCCTCCATTACTGATTAACAATGCACGAGCCATTTCAAGCCAAGATTTCCAACACCGATCTCAGTCCGTGGTACTACGCCGTCGGCTGGGCCAAGCACTCGCTCCAGTTGCAGATCACCCGCTACAAGGGGCTCGGTCTGAACACCAGCTACGAAGAGAAGCAGGTAGAAAAGCTGGTCGAGTTGGAGCAGTTCCTCAAAATGTCTTGGGACCAGTGGATGGATTCCTTGCTTCCCAGCGAAACTGCACAGGAGGTCAAATGAGCCAGGTACAAAGCATTGAGGAGCTGCGCTTTGAAGGCGACCATCTTGTGGTCGATGCCGTTGTTGACGACATGGTGGTGCGTTATGCGCAGACCGCCTTTGAGCCAGCGGAGTGGGGGCCTGCCTTGTGCCGAGGCACCCTCTACTTTTCAGATGAAGACTTGATTCCAGCGACAGATGCCGAACTCCGGGCCATGCTCACAGATCGCGTCGACGACTGGACTCCACTCGACACGTCTGATTGGGACGTCTGAAGCTCGTGACCTACGTAACCAGGACGACTACGACGACTGGGAAGTAGGTCTAGAGCCCATACCGGGGGATACGCACTGGGTCCGGGTTCGCACCTTGACCCAGCTTTACCGTCACCTCATCTACGTGTTCGCCACCAGCGACACCATCAGCTCCACTCGACTTGCACAGCTGGCGATCCACGAGATTCTCAAGTTGAGACTCACGGATCTCACCCGCTTGCGTCAACAGGATCCAAACTTTTTTGCATGACCGAAACTTCAATGGTGCCCTTCTACCGCTCCTATCTGCTAGGCGGGAAGACGGTGTACCTCGATAAGTTGTCCGAGCTGTCCGATAGCGAGCTGAACATGCTCAACATCGAGACAATGGCTTCCCTAGAGGAAGCTCGTCGTGACTACGACGCAGTGGAGAACAAGCAAAGCGAGGAAGGCGGTTCTGTCTACCGTCGCCTTAAGGTGGCCGGCTATTTCCAAGCCGCCATCAAGCTAGAGCTTCAAAACTGAGGCTTCTCTACTACACTACCCACGTTCCTACTCATGAACATGTACGTTCTCTCCGAATCCCAGTTCGACCAAATTTCGAAAGCACTGGAAGCAGCACGGTTTGCACTGGAGACGTCCCAGCACGTTCAGCTGGATCTGACCAAGCCCAAGCAGACCATCCCCCTGCCCGCTGGCGAAAAAATCGTTCGGGCAACGTCCGTACAAAAGGCCAAGTCTCAAAGTAAGACTCGTGTGTCTAGCCGCAAGGGCAAGCGCGGTCATGCGGTGTTGACTGAAGGCAAGGTGATTGAGATCAAGCGCCAGTTGGCTGCGGGTGGGAAGTCTGTTGCGGCGATTGCCCGTGAGTTTGGCGTCCACATCACCACGATCAACTGCATCAAGTGGAATAAAACGTGGAAACACGTCCAGATTCAGCAGTCCACTCCGGTTGTGGTGGCTGACTGATGATCCATTGTGATCATGAGATCCATAACTTGGCGCGGCGAGGCTTGGTCTCGCCGTTTCTCCAGGAACTGGTTAATCCCGCCAGTCTCGATGTGAGACTTGGTGAGAATCTGCTGGTGGAGTTACCGACCACCACCAGTTTGGTGCCCTACTCCATTGCTGGGCACACGAAGGAAAAGCCGTTCATGCTCCAGCCCCACGAATTTGTGCTGGCCGAGACCATGGAGGAGTTTGATTTCCCGGATTGTGTCGCTGGGCAGCTGGCGCTTAAGTCGAGTCGTGCCAGGGAAGGAATTGAGCATCTTCTTGCCGGGTACATCGACCCTGGGTACAAAGGGCGGTTAACGCTGGAACTGCAAAACGCTAGGTCCATGCACGCTGTTCCGTTGTGGCCGGGGATGCGTATCGCGCAGATTGTGTTCCACAAGATGTCGATGCTGCCCGGCAAAAGTTACTCGGTTACTGGTCGCTATCACGGCGACACTGCTGTTCAGGCTTCCAAAGGATGAGTAATTCAGTTGACCATCCCTCGCATTACACGGCGGGGAAGACTGAGGTAATTGAGGTGTTGGAGGATTGGGTGCAACATGCGCCTGATGCCCGCACTGGTTCGCTCCAGTGGCAGTGTCTTAAGTACCTCAGTCGGATGTGGCTGAAAAAAGATCCGCTGGAAGATGCGATGAAATGTCGCTGGTACTTGAACCGCTTGATTAACACTCTCGCTACTGAGCCTTACAAGAATGACTGACAATCAGATGATGGCTTTGCTAGGCGCCAACATGTCGTGGCAGATTCGTCTGGCTTACGCTGCTATAGGCTTGCTGGCGCTTTTCTTTCCTGGGTACGTTGCTGTTGCTTTTTTGAAGGCCACAAGCGACGCGCTCCAGCGGCTTTCATTTGAAGAGCGTTGTGCGTTGGCCAATGTGCTTCGGTTGGATTGATGCGGCACTGGTGGCGGATTGTCGCCAAGGCGTTGGGTGAGAAGGCGCACCAGCACAATCGGATCGCTGATCAGGTTGCACTGGTGCGTTTTTGCATCTTGCTGGCTTACATGACTACAAACATTTTCATTTGCGCAGGAGTTATTCGGCACTGGAATGGCTAACTATTGCACTCACAGTTTTCGCAGAATCATCAACACGTACAACTGGAGAAATGGGTCGACGATCCGCTCGTATCGCTTCCGCTGTAAGTGTTGCGGGTACAGATGGAATGTCTACTACGACAAAAAACTCAAGCGGGAAGTTGTCCCAACGCGCAGATCGGACAACAAGCCACTGGAGACAAGAAAGCTGACGCCTGAGGAGGTCAAGCTGATCCTTACCGATAAGCGTGACAACGTGAAGTTGGCGCGGCTATTAGGTGTTGTGCCCCAGTCGGTTAGTCAGATCAGGACAGGGCGGGCTTACAAGGATTTGTGGCCGGAACTTCCACGGCGGGCTGCACAAGTTAAAGCTTTAGGGTCTGTGCCGACTATTCGCAGTACAAAAATTACGTGTCGAGATTGTGCGCACTGGTGGCAGAAGCGGTGCAGCTTGGATGTTCCAGAAGCTGGTGGGACTTTTGCCATCGAATGTTCCTTCTATCAAGCTGATGAGTAATGGCCATCACGATCAACAGCAGGGCGTGCCAGGGCTGTGGTGCGCAGACGACAAACCCAGTGATGTGTATGAAGTGTTATCGCTCCAGTCCGGCTGGAAGGGAGGAGCTGCGCTTGGAGCGGTTGCGCCAGGGTTACAAGCCTCAGCCGGATGGGGGGCCATGCAAAAACTGCATACATTGGAAGGCGCGGTGTTTGCTTGGGTTTCCCGAGGGTGGGACACTCGCGGCGGCTGTGCTTTGCTCCGCCAGAGAGGTTGACGACCTGCTAGAGTAGTAGGGTATACGCCCTACCAGGCATGAAAATCCTCCAAGGCATCGAGCACCTTTCCACGCTCGATGACGCTTCATTCGTCGCGTTTGACGTTGAGACCACTGGGCTTCAGCCGAAGTTCGGTGGTCTTCGTCTTTTGCAGTTGGCGACATTCGGTAAGCCTCCAGTAGTGCTGGATTGCTGGAGCTTCAGCGATGAGGACTGGATCACGCTCGAAGAGTTTTGCAGCGTTCCACGGCAGTGGTTGGCGCACAACGCTGTGTTCGATCTCGGCTGGTTGCAAGAGCACGAGATCTATCCAGAGGGCAAGGTCTACTGCTCGATGCTGGCTAGTCGGATCCTGACGAACGGGCTGCCGAATCTGAAGCACGGGCTCCAGCACGTCGTTCACCGCTACCTCGGCCAAGACATTTCCAAGGAAGAGCAGAAGAGCGATTGGTCCGGTGATCTGCGCGTGGAGCAGATCGAATACGCGGCTAAGGACGTAGTGGTGTTGACCCAGCTATGGGAGCCGATTACCAAAAGGATGGCGACTGGCGCGTTGATGCCAGCGTGGGAGCTTGAGTGCAAGGCGCTTCCGGCAATGGCGCAGCTGTGGCGTACCGGGTTGCCGTTTGATAAGAAGATGCTGGAGCAGCTAATTGAAGATTTAGATATCGAAAACGTGGAGGTCGGTGAAAAATTCATTGAGGACTTTGATGCGGCGCTTCCGCCAGAACACAAGCTCCATCGCGGGTTAGACGGGAAGTTGTTGTACCAGACAAAGCCGGGGCCTAAAGGTAAGAAGCCGGACCCGCATGTTTTTAACCTTAATAGTCCTGCGCAACTTCTTAAAAAGTTCACTGCTTTGTTGGGTGAGCCGCCGATGGATATGAAGAACGGGAAGCCTAGTGCCAGTCGTTCCGCGCTTCAGGAATACGTGGGTGATCACAAAGTTGTAGCGGATTATTTGCGGTGGAAAAAAGTAGAGAAACGCCGGCAGATGGCGGAAACTTTGCTGAAGAATTACTCGGCAGACGGGTTTATTCGTGCCAGCTACATGCAACTGGGGGCTGATACTGGCCGCATGTCGTGTATATCCCCGAATCTCCAGCAAGTACCTAGGGATTCACGGTTTAGGGCTGCGGTTCAAGCTCCAGCTGGTTGGAAACTGGTTGTAGCGGACTACGGGCAGATGGAGCTTCGTCTGGCAGCCGCAGAAGCACAGGATCCCTTAATGACAGAGGTGTTTCAGGAGGGGCAGGACCTTCATACGATGACGGCGACGCAGATTTATGGGGTTGAGCCGGATGAGGTTACGAAGGAGCAGCGGCAAATCGCAAAGTCGGCAAACTTCGGATTGTTATACGGAAGTGGGGCAAAAGGGCTCAGGAATTATGCAGCAGCAACAGGAATCCAGATGGATCTTGATGAGGCGGCGGAGGTGCGGCAAAAGTTCCACGCTGCATATAAAGGCATCTCCAAATGGCAGCAGCAAAATGCTCGCG